TGTCGCCAAGGAGTTCAACCAGGCCGACAACAAGAACAAGGGTATCCTCAAGCGCTCTGCTGGTCGCGGAAAGTAATTGCAGCAGTCGCCGATAGGCAGCCCCGGTCACAAGCCGGGGTATTTTTTCGCCAGCCCTATTGACAAAAGCTATCGACATTGGCAGAGTACAGCCATGGCGCCTATCAGACGCCACCTAAAACATTCGACCTTGATGGCCGTGTGACAAACCAAACCTCAATCCATCAAGGAGTAAGACGCCATGTCCGGCCAACTTTACGCTACCCAGACCCCACGAATCGGCAAGGTCAAGGGTGAAATCCTCGCTCGCGCCATCCCCTGCGAAGTTCTGGGTCTTGCTGCCCACAACAAAGAACTGCCGCGCAATAGCTCGACGACCATCATCTTCCGTCGCTGGGTTCCCTACGACGCGACCGCCGCCAATCCGAACCTCCTCATCGGCGATGTTTTCCCGGCCAACACCGTCGAAACTGAAGCCTCGAACCGTGTCACGACCAAGCTGACGGCCAATCTGACATCGGAAGGTGTCACCCCGACGCCGGATACCATCGTCGCCCAGGATATTACCGCGGTCATGGTCCAGTACGCTTGCCTCTACTCCTTCACGGATGTGGTCGCCGACATGTACGAAGACGACATCGAGGATGCCCTCAAGACCCAGGTCGCCGAGCGCATGATGCTCATTCGCGAACTGGAACTCTACTCCAAGGTCCGGGCTGGCACGAACCGCTTCTTCGGCGGCGCCGGCACCACGATCGCCACCGTCGATGGTAAGCTGACCGCCAAGATGCTGCGCAAGATCGCAAGGTCACTGGCGCGCAACTATGCGCGCAAGCCGACCAGCATCCTGGCGCCGACGCCGAACATCGACACGAAGTCGATCGAAGCTGCGTACCTGGTCTTTGGTTCCAGCGACATGGAAGCCGATCTGCGTGACACCACCGCCTTCCCTAGCTACACCCCGGTCGCGTCATACGGTTCCCGCAAGCCGATCCACGAGAACGAAATCGGTTCCTTCGAGCAATTCCGCTTCGTCGTTTCGCCCGACCTAGTTCCGTTCCAGAACGGCGGCGCGGCGGTCGGCGCAACGGCTTGTGTATCCACCGGCGGCACTGCCATCGATGTATATCCGCTGATCGTCGTCGGTCAGGAAGCCTACGGCACCGTCGCCCTGCGTGGCGCCAAATCGTTCGATCTGGGCATCATTCCGGTCGGCAACCGCGACTCCGCTGACCCGCTGGCCCAGCGTGGCTACGTCGGCTCCAAGTGGTACGGCGTGTCGGTGCTGCTGAACCAGCAGTGGATGGCTGTCGCCTTCGTTGGTGTCGGCAACCTCGCTTAATCAGCGACCAGTGTGACAGAACAAGGTGGTGGGTCGAAAGCCCACCCCCTTTTTTCTGCAAGGACCAATATCGAAGCTCGGCACGGTTCCCGAATTTCCAACCTGAAACCAATTGCCAATCGATAGCTGATTGATGCAGGCTATCACCTCAACCTTTTTTTTTTTCAACAGGAGCATATCAACATGGGCGCACCCCGCACATCCAAAATCATCGACTCTCCGGAAACCGAAGTTCCGAAGCCCAGCGACATCACCTTTGATTCCGTCTATGTGCCGGACGAGCCGGAGATCATCAAGGTTTCCGCACCTTCCGGCGGCGCCGGAGACAAGAAGCAGTTCGACGAACTGAACTTCAACGAAGAGTTCGTTGAGGTGATGGTGCATGAAACCACCGACAAGAACGCCGAAGACCCGGTATTCACCGCCTGCAACGGCGTGACTCAATACTTTTTCCGCGGCCAGGTACAGAGTGTTCGTCGGAAATACCTGGCGATCCTGGCTTCCTGCAAGGAGCACGCGATCAAGACGGTCGAATATACCCAGGCCGACGGTTCGCGGGCCACCAAGATCGTTCGCACCTCTTCGCTCAAGTACCCATTCAGCGTGATCAGCGATCCGAATCCCCGGGGCGCCCCGTGGCTGAGAGCCCTCCTGTCCTCAGCCACGTAATAAAGCCTGCTGTTCTCCTGCGGCAGCTTTCCCGGCGCCCTTGCGGCGCCGGTTTTCATTGTGCTACTATCGCGAAGACTACTTCTGAGGTAACCCCGTGAATTTCCTTCAACTCTGCCAGAGAACCGCGCAAGAAGGTGGTGTTTCAGGGCAAATCACATCCACCCAAAACCAGACCGGCGAAGCCAGGCGGATCATCAATTGGGTCAATAGCGCCTACCGTGAAATCCTGAACAGCGACCAGTTCGCCTTCGGATTCGTCCGCAAGGAGGTTCATAAGCAACTGATCCCTGGTCAGGGCACCTATGCCCAGGTCGATCTCGGGATCACCGATCTTGGTCAATGGGATACCGAAACCGTGCGGGTCTCGATCAACGAGGATCGCAGCGACGAGACGTTCATCATTGGTCAGCGCTGGCCGGCGTTCCGGGACTACTGGCGGTTCAGCACCAGGCGTTACACCACATCCCGCCCCCTGAACTGCGCTGTCAATCAGGAAACCAACCTCGAGATCGGGCCGGTTCCAGACACCGCCTATTGGCTGACGTTCCAGTACCTTGCCGTCCCTTCGGACCTGTTGGCCGACACCGACATTCCGGTCATCCCAGAGCGTTGGCAGATGGCGATTGTGTGGCGCGCGCTGCGCCACTACGGTATGTTCGAGTCCGCCCCTGAAGTGGTCATGCGGGCCGACAGCGCCTACAACGAGATCGTCTTGCGCATGACCCTCGACCAGGCGCCACAGATCGTGGTTGGACCCCCACTATGCTGAGACCCGAAGGGCTCCCACCGGTACAGTACGAAGTCACCCCGCTTCAAGGTGGCTTCGATCAGATCACCTCTGCCTACAATCTGACACCTGGGGCCTTGCGGGATTGCATCAACTTCGCCTGCCGCTCGCAGGGTGGGTACTATCGCATTCCAGGGTACGAGCGCATTGATGGTCGGCCCGCTCCGAGCAGTGCGGAGTTCATCGCCATCGACGTGACGATGAATCCTGGGGAACCCCTACCACCTGTCGGTTCAGTTGGCACATTCGGCAATCTTCAGGGTACGGTCTGCTACATTGACCCGTTCGGGACCTACATCGTGATCACCAAGTTCTCCATTGTCGAAGAGGAAAACTGATGGACATCTCGCTGTTTGTTCCTGGTGACATCGACCTTGGAAGCGGGGTTATCGGTACGGCGACAGGTATTCACACCCAACTGACGATCAAGCAGAATGCGATCATCAAGGCGGCTGCGGCCAACATCTACCGTGCTGACATCCAGCCTGTGCCTGGATCAGGCCCGATCCGCGGCGTTGTCTATTTCAAGGATCAGGTGTTCGGTTTTCGGGACAACGAAAACGCCGACGCCGAAGACATCTATCGCAGCACTCCGACCGGGTGGGAAAAGGTCGATCTCGGCTGGACCATCCAATTCAGCAACTTGCAGGATGAAATCTCCGAAGGTGACACGCTCACCCAGGGGTTTGCTTCAGGTACGGTTGAGCGTTGGATCATCACCTCCGGTGACATCCAGTCCGGAGTCAATACCGGATATTTCGTTCTCAGCGGTGTTGGTGGGGATTTTTTCGCAGCGGGTGCGGCGTTGGTCGGAGCGGTGGTAGTCACTCTCGACGGCGCCGAAACAGCAATCACCCTGAGTCCGGGTGGGGAGTATAACTTCACCATCGGCAACTTCAGCGGCTACTATGACAACGAGCGTGTCTATGGTGCCGACGGGGTGAATGATGCCTTCGAATTCGATGGCACGGTGTATGTGCCGATCCTGGTTGCGACGCAGAGCAAACCGAGATATGCGCTTGTGCATTCGAACCACCTTTTCCTGGCTGTGGAAAGCTCACTATTGCATTCCGCTGTCGGAAACCCCTACAACTTTGAAGTTGTCAATGGGGCTGGGGAGATCGGCACCGGCGGCAAGATCACGGGCCTGCTGATCCTGCCAGGCAGCCAGGGCACAGCCGCCCTTGAGGTGACCTCACGTAGCTCGACGTGGGTTCTCTACGGCACATCGGCGCAGGATTGGAAGTTCGTCAATTACAACGTCGGTGTCGGCGCCTTGGACCGCACTTTGCAGAACCTCTTCGACGCCTTCTCGGCCGATGACCACGGCATCACGATGATGAAGCAATCCCAGAACTATGGGAACTTCGACGCTGCCCGTCTTACCTACAATATTCAGCCGTTCATCACAAGCCTGGTTGGCCAACTTACCTGCTCGGCCCTGAGTCGTTCCAACAGCCAGTACCGGGTCTATTACGCGAACGGGTTCGGGATTTACACCACCGCCACTCCGCAGGGTATCGTCGGTCATGGCGTCGTGCTGTTCCCCGATCCTGTGATTTGCAGCTTCGATGGTGAGAATTCAAACGGCAGGACGGTGCATGTGTTCGGCACAAGCACAGGCTATGTGATGCAGAACGATTCCGGGACCAGTTTCGATGGTGCCCAGATCAATGCCTACTTGAACACCAACATCAACACGGCGAAGTCTCCCAGGATTCGCAAGCGGTTTCGTCGCTGCGTTCTTGAGCTACAAGGTGGCAACTACGTGGAGATGCAGGTTGGATATGCGTTCGAGTGGGCCAGCGAGCAAATCCTGCCCCACGCATTTGAAGAAGGGTCGATGTCTTTCGCCGCCTTGTCGTTCTGGGACACCTTCACCTGGGACAGCTTCTATTGGGACGGGCGCTCCAATGACGTGGTGTCGGTGGAACTCGAAGGCACCGGTGAGAACCTGCAAATGATGATCGTGGTGGATTCCGATTACGTTGAGCAATTCACGATCCCGAGCGCGATTTTTCATTACACACAACGGCGCGGCAATCGGTGATAGAATTGTCCAACATTTGAGCGAGACAGCACAATGTCGAACGAATACTTCCAACCAGGTTCAGTTCCCGCCCC